ATACTACACTATCTCCGTCATTCCGTACCGCAAAATACGGGAAAGCCGCCGCAAATTCGACCGCTGTCACGCCCGAAAGCGTGACCGTTGTTTCTCTCGCTTTAATCATTTTTCAGCACCTCTTTAAAAAATATTCAGACCTTTTTTCTTAATTGTTGCAGGAAAATCTTTATAGCAATAATCAAGGTCAACATCTCCCTTGATTCCGCTGATTTTGCCTTTCCACGAGTACTGCCACATTGCTACAAGGCTTTCATCGACGCATTTGGGCTTGACGTTTTCAACTCTTGCCACCCACGTTGTATAGCGTTTGGGTATGTCCTCTGTCAATTTATCACGGAAAAAGGTATCATAAGAGTATACGCCCGCCCATGCTCCTGCTGATTCAAGCTTATTACAAAAAGCTTTAACCATAGCGGTACAAGTTGATTTGCTCAGCTTGCCTTGTTCTTCAAAATCTCCGTATAAAGGCAATTCAAAGGATTTGCCTTTTATAATGTCAAGCATAAAAGCCGCTTCGCTTTCCACGCCCTCAACTGTGCTTGCGTAACTGTAATGATATGCTCCTACGTACAAGCCCGCCGCTTTTGCCTTTTTGTAGTATCCCTCGAAGCGTTTGTCAATTTGCTTGACATTGGATATTCCATATCCTGTACGGATTATAACGCCTTGTATGCCCCTTGCCTTGACTTTCGCAAAATCAACGCTACCGTTGTGATGCGATAAGTCTGCAAGCCACAATTTGACATCATTCATCTTTGTTATTCTCCTTTTCTTTGCTTTTGGCGTTTTCGGAGTTTTCGCCGTCTTTGCTTATCTGTTTAAGCACTTCAACAAGCTTCTTAGGGAGCGTTACCCCAAGATTCCCAATGTTCTCCAGTAGTGATATTCCCTCGTTGCCTATGTAATACATGGCAACCGCCGTCCGAAAAACATCACCTGTTCCCATGACATTGCGGTCAATGAAATTTGATATGCCTACAAGGATAAGTATGCACACCTTGCGCACCAAGCCCCAAAAACCTACTTCTGATGATAATTTTTTCTGCTTGACGGCAACCGCTACGCCTGTGATATAGTCAATGCTTATAAAAGCAAGCAAGGCATACATTACGCCGTCCATGCCGCCAAGAAAGCCTGATACGGCGGTAATTATTCCGCCGAAAACAACTTTAAAAAAATTTGTAATTCCATTCATTTTTACACTCCTCTTTCAGCTTAATCCCTCTATATAATCAGGCAATTACGGCAAAAATCGCCTGTAAAATTGTATCATGATGTTAGCTTGGTGACTGTGTATGTATGCCCAGATTCGCCCCATCCTATTAACTGAGGGATTGTGCATTGATAGTCATTTGTTTCCTCGCCGCCTTCAACCGCCCCCGAACCCGATGACGTGGGCGTATTAGTGTATGTGTATTTGATTGTATAATTTACAGTGCCTGTGGTACTGTCTATAGTGTAACTCACAAGCGACCTATATTCACGTACTTTCATTTCATCTTCATAATATGCTTGTGGGACATAACTCCAGCTAAAGCCGTTTACTCGTTCTCCATCCGAATTGTAAACCCCAAAATCTACAGTGCCGATAACCTCATAATATGTGTTGGAATCGTCAAGATATTCACCTTCTTCAGAATATGTTATGCGGATAGTATATCCTGCTGTATTATCTGTTACCGAACATATCATTTGACTAACCATCAAATGTGTGAGGTCATATACCTCGGAATATTCCGTTCCGCTTGGAAATGTATATTCTGTTGGCGTTTCGGAGCTATCATCCGTTGTCCACTTACTGCTCTCCGTTGCCCAGTTGTATAGTGTTTCTTGGGGTATATTAACAGTAACGGGATTAAATCCATCACAGCCATGGCTCGAAGCTGTGTATGTGCCATTTTGCGTTACCGTCAACGACTGGATGTCTATTTCTTCAGTGCTTTCTTTTTTAGGACTTTCCTTGACCATATACGCTTGTTCTGCAGTCATTTGCTCACCTCTATATTTTAACTCGTTCAACTGTAAATCCTGCATTTGGGTCTACGCCTGAGAAATAGTGAGGCTTACTTTTCTCATAATATATAGAGTAGTTAGCACGTGGGTCGCGAACGCAAGCAACCCAATGCCCAACATCATCCGCGTCAAATGCAAGTTTATAAATAGACCCTTCGACCGGGTCAATGTAATCATAAATTTCTTGCGTTAATATCTGTGGCGTTATCGGAATGTATCCACGGCGTCCGACATAGTATTCCAAATATTTGGTACTTGCACTACTACTCATGCCGTACCCGTTTATACGGACTATATTTCCTGCAGAATCTCGAATGACAATTATAGTACCGCCGTATATTTTGCTACCATCCACCGCTGTCCATGGTTCCCAGCTGTAAGGATAAACTATGCCTTCCCACGTATAATCTGAGCCTTGAAACTTGTAGCGGAGCGTATAGCCTGTGCTTGCATCGTAATAGTCCTGCAAATTAAATGCCGCAATGGTCGAAGCATATCCGCTGTCAAATGTAACTGACCCTGTACCCCCGCTCTCAATAAGGTCATATAGTTTTACTGTGCTATCGTACAGTTTGGGGTATTGGCTATTAACGTAAACGGGGTCAAATCCGTCTGTATCTCCGCTTACTGTATAGATTCCGTTTTGCGTAACTGTGAGGGATTCGGTGTTTGCGTTGCTACCGCTACCGCCAGATGTTGCTGCTATGTATGCACTTTCTGCGTATGGCAATATCATACGTCCACCTCCTCTAGTGTTTCTGTCGGATTGCTTGTATCGGCAATATTAACCGTTAGCTTGCCTTTATGAGCCGTTCCGCTTTCGTCTGTTCCTTCATATGTAAAGTAAAATTCCGTCCTATCATCATTGCAACTCATAGAGGTAGGGAGCTTCATTGGCATATATCTGTCACCAACTTTAAGCACTGGTACGCCTTTAAAAGGTTGTACGGTTATATCCTTTTGCCACGCCATAATATCACTCCTTATGCGTCATAGCTATACCCTGCGCCGTTTTTGTTGATAAACACTGTACCGTATGTTTTATCAGTCTTAACGGCGGCGTTTATCTCTCTTTGCGTTTTATTGTAATACTCCGATTTACTCTCATTCCTTTGCGGCGATGATATATCCGCTAACGCCCCTGTAGCTGTAAATGTAATAACAATATTGCGGCAAGTGTACGTTTTGTATGACGTATTATCGGAGTTGTACAAAAGCGCTTGACCAAGCACCGAGATGTTAGAGGATATTTTGGCATTGGTAATTGCAAAAGCCGTATAAGCAAATGACGGATTTAAGAGTCTGCTTGCTATTGCCGATGATGTATCACCGTCAACCAATGTCCCACTCAACATTAACGTGCTACTGTAGCCGCCGCTACCGTATGTATACGTTGCACTCTCTCCATGCCCTATACTGTCTACACCGTCATATATTAATGCTGTGTACGTCTTTGTAGGTTGCTCCACAATGCTCTCATACTCGCCATAAGCTACTGAGCCGCCCGTTGAGCCGCCCTCAAAGCCGCAAAATGTCAACTCATTGTCCGAGTTGCAATATACCACGCCGCCGCTTATCTGCGTTGCTATCTCTACTATTTCACGGCAAGTTTTGCCGTGGAAATTACTGTAATTAACCTTGATTGACGGGGTATAATTGCAACCGCTAAAGCCTGCTTGATTAGCCACGGCGGGGATTATAAGCGACATATCATAGCCTGTTGTGCTGTCCTCTGTGTAGGTCGAATCATCAAAAGGTATGTCAAGGTCTTTGCATCTGTCGTAAGCTGTAAAGCTGTATGACTTGCCGTCAAAAGTTGCATTATCAACATAATAAGTCGGAAAAGTCCAATCGCTGTATGATATTGTAATAGTTGCGCCGCTCGTTATACTGGAGCTTGTATATACTGTGCCTGATAGCTGTGTTGTAGTTACGCCGCTCATGCCCAAGCCATCAACCGATTTGGATAATGTAACGCCGCTAAGATATTCGGCGGTATACTCCACGCCATCAATCGTGAGTTTTAAATCGGTCTGGTTAAAGACTGTCGAGTAGGATAGTATCAGTTTCCATTGATAGCGATATATCCCACACGCCCCCATTGTTTTCGCTTGTAAGCTCTGAGGTTATAGACGGACGTTTAAATACTGCTGTACCCTCAACGGGCGTTGCATAGCTTGCTGTTACGGTGCTATTGTTGCACACGGTAAGGATAGATTTTGCAAGCTCTGCAGGTACTTCGCCAAGATTTGCCGATAAGCTGACTTTGTAGCCTAATAGCTCCGTTTTATCTTGCCCAAGCATATTAGTGTAGCCGTTGCTGTCATATACTGGTTCGGTTTGGACGTTGTAACCGTTTTCAACATAATCGCTTACGTCTATCGTGTCAAGCTGTAATATATAGCTCATTATCACGTTCCCCCTTGCTTTGATTTTTTGGCGTTTTCTTCGTTGACTATATCCGCTAATACTCTGCCGCCCTTGTCGGTTAGCTTGCCCGATACCTCAACAACTACTTTTTGCGTCCCTGCTGTTTGTGCGTATGTGACCGCTTGCGCTTTGTCATTGCTTGCAATAGTAGCATTTGCCGCTACAGCATAGCCGCTTTGCGACATTGCCGCCGTCTGTGCAGACATATCGGACTTAATTACAAGGTCAAGCCCTGTACTGCTAAATATTTCCTCAATTTTGGATTGTATATCGTTTTTATTGTCCTCTAAAGCCGCTAATATATTGTCTGCCATTGTCTGACCTATCAAGCTGTTATCAACCGCATTTTGTATTGTTTCCGTCATGTTGACAGTAGTTGCTTCAATGCTTTCCGATATGCTGTCTGTCATTGTGCTTATGCTATCGGCAATTTCTGTAAATGCGTCCTCGCTTTTAATGTTAAAACCATCAATAAAGGACTGTAGCGCATTTGCGCCCGCATTTTGCAAAGCGGGGGATAAGTTGTCAAATTCTGCTTGATATTTTGCGATAAATTCAGTTTGTAAATCCTCTAACTGGTCTGCATACCGCTGATTTGCAAGCTCTGTTGTCTTATCGTCAAGCCGCTTGTATCTCTCGTTAATGTCGTTAAATTCGGTGTCTGACATTGCGTTGAGCTTTTCGGCAAATGTTTGCGCGGCTTCAGTGTCAAGACTTTCCAATTCTTCCATCAAGCCGTCCGCAAGTCCTCTGTCTTGCAGTTGTTGTATCTCATCGGCGTAATGCTCACGGGCGGCAAGTATCTTGTTTATATTCTCAATCGCGTATGTTGTCGTTTCCTTGCCCGTTGCATCGTCTGTTTCGGTCGTAACAGTAAAAATGCTGTCGCCCATAAGCTTAGATTTATAATTTTTTCTAAGCTTATCAATCTCATCATATTTCCCTTTGTAGGTGCTTACAAGACTGTTAAGGTTGCTTTTAAGCTCGTTAAGCTCCGATTTGGTTGTGCTTTTATACTCTTTGAGCCGCTCTTCAAGTGCTTTTTCGACAATATCATTTATCTCACTTTGTGCGTCCTCTGCGTTGCTGATTTGCTCATTGACCTGTGACTTATTATATTCCGTGAGTTCATCGTTGTATTTGTGCCACAATTCCGAGTTGTCGTATAGCCAACCTTTAGAGCCTGCAAGGATTTCGGACAACCGCCGATAATATTCGTCCTCTTCGATTTGGTGTATATCTAACAGTTTGTCAAGTTCAGCGACTTGTTCTTGCAACTTTGTTTCGTATTCCGTGGCTTTGGTGGTCTTGATGTTGCTTATAACGTCTTCAGTTGTTTTGTCAAGATTTTTGATACTGTTTGCGGCGGCTTCTTCCGTCATGCCCATGTTTTTAATATTGTTTTGGGCGGCTTCTTCTGTTGTGTCTGCGTATGCCTGTACTATTTCCCTTGCCGCAAAATAATCTGTATACAACGAGCCTAACTGGTCGGACAGTTCCTCATACGTCCCCTCTGACCCGACTATATCGCCTGAATTGTTAAATTGATATATTTCATCTGCCGCCGTTAGCTGTCTGCCATAATATTCGCGGTTTTTGTCCATCAGCCGCTCTATTACGTCTATCTGTGATTTGTACTGCTTTTCGGTTGCTTTCGCGTTGTCATAGCTTTCAGCGGCTTGTTGCTTTGCAAGGTCAAAGCTTTCTTTCTGTAATTTCTTGTATTCTTCAAGCGTTTTGTTTAACTCTTGATATTCGCTGTCAAGGGCGTTTACCTCATCGGAGTGACTTCCTACCGATTCAGCTAATTCGTCCATGTAATCGCTGAGTTTTGACGCGCCTGCTATAGCCAAAGAGCCTACCGCAAGTATAGTGGATAATGATGCCCCGCCTGTGGCTATTACTGCACCGAGTTTATCAACTGCTTTTTTAATATTGCCTATAAGCTGCGGCATATCTTGCAAGCTTTTGCTTATTGCCGATAACTTATCAATGCCCACAAACGACTGCACGGCGGCAAATGCGCCGATTAACATCTCCTTGTTGTCAAGCACAAAGCTTACAAGCTCAACTACATCATCGGACAATTTTTGCAAACCGCCATCATCAATCCACTTTTGCACCTTTTCAAGCAAATCATCAACAAGAGGCTTTGCTTTTTCCATGAGATTTACGAGCGTGTCTTTAACGGTATCTACGTTGTCATTAAGCAGATTTAAACCACCTTGCGCAAAGTCGTCAAGAGGTTCTGCCACCTCTACAAGAGCATTTTCCCATGATGCTTTAAGTCTGTTCATCGAGCCTTGCAAGGTTGTTTCCGCTTCTAACGCTGTAGTTCCTGTTATTCCGAGGTTTTCTTGTATTTTATGGATTGCTTCGATGATTTTGTCAAACGGTATGTCCTTAACATTTTCGGCGGTTGCTACCATTTCGCCGTTAAGCACACCACTATCGTTGATAAGCCTTGCCATTTCCGACTGAGTACCGCCGTAACCAAGCTTTAAATTATCAAGCATTACATAGCTATCGCGCGCAAATCCTTGATAAGCATATCTTATTGATTCGAGATTTGTACCCATCTTATTGGCATTATCTGCCATGTCGGTTAATGCAAGGTCTGATATTTCAGCGGCTTTTTCCGTGTCATCTCCCAAGCCTTGTAACAGTGTCGCTGAAAAGCTTGTTACCATCTCCATATAAGAGTTAGCTGATACTTGCGCGGTCTGATATGCGTTTTGAGCATTGGCAATTACCTTATCTGCACTTTCGCCAAATAAGGTTTCGATACCACCCACGCTTTGCTCATAGTCTGCAAAAGCTTCTACCGCGTCCGTGGTTACCGCTTTTACAACTTCGCCGATTGCGCTTGCAAGCCGTTTAACCGCTGATATTACTGCTTCGCTTGCGATATTAGCTTTGAGTATATCGCCAAAAGATACCGTGCCACTTGATGCGCTGTCTACATTTTCGCTATATTCTCCGACTTCCAAGCTGACTTTGCGCATTTCCTGCTCAGTTTCAATCAGAGTTCGATTAAAGTCCTCATATTCCTCTTGACTTATTGAGCCATCGGACAGCGCTTGCCGCATAGCCTCAGCTTGCGACCTTAATGTATTGCATTTTTGCGATAGTTGCTCGTATATCTCACCGAGTGCGTTAGTCCTTTGTTGATTAAGCTCAACCGCGCCCGAAAAATTGGTAAGTCCCTGTTTTGCGCCTTGTAACGCACTGTTAATCTCTGCCAAGCGTGTTTTGCTGTCTGCAATAGCGTTGTCGTACTTTTCGATTGCTTTAGTAGTCTGCTCATACACCGAGCCTTCGTTGCGATTTTTAATATTATCAAGGCTATTGTTAAGCTCGTTTACATTGTCTGTAATTGTATGATAGCGGTCAATCAGCTTTTCCGCGCCGATTTCGCCGTTTTTATATGCGTTCAGCATTTCAACGGCTAAGTCCTGATTTTCTTCAATTTGCTGTTGCACCATGTCGGAGTTGTTACTCATCTCTGCATTGAGCTTTTGCAATTCCGCTGTCGTGTTTGCAATGGCAATTTGGCGGTTAATCCATTCTTCCGAGCCTTTTTCGCCGCCAATTTCGGGGCTTGCCTTGTTAATCTCGTTTAAAAGGTTGAGTTTAACCCCTACTTCCTCAATTTGCTGTTTGAGGATTTGGTATTTTGTAACTTGTAAATCGGTGGTATCTGCTCCCACGCTTGCGGCTTGCTGTAATGCCACCTGTACGTCTTTGGCTTGCTTGCCAAATACATCTATTTGAGCGTTTACATTGTCGAGTTTATCTTTAAACTCTTTTGCATCTGCTGTTATCTCTATTACTACACTGCCATCGCTGTATGCCATTGCTACCACCTCTATTTTATCGGCTTAATTGCCGCGATAATCTTTGTTTAAACAATTCGTCCCGCTCCTCTTTAGTCAACGGTGTTGTCTTGACTGTAGGGAGCTTGTATAGCTCTTTGAGCCGCTTATATCTCGCGCGCTCCTTATTGTTTTTTATGTCTTTTAAGTTGATACCTCTGTAAGACATGATTTTAACAAAATTGCACTCAGGGTCTAAGTCGGTAAAATAGGACTTAAAAAGCCACCAGTGCAAGTTTTCGGACGTTAAATCAATGTTGTATTGTGCTTTAAATGCTGATATAATGCGCGCGCTGTCTATCTCGTAATCATATAGCCGCTGATTATTGCTACCGTTGCCGCTTGTATTGCGTTGGCTTGTAGCTTTTTCACCGCAACGATAAAACCACCACATACGGTCAATAGCAACGTTAATATCCTGTGGCACATTGCCCTTGTAAAATCTTTGGGCTGTCGTTGTAAATATTTCTGCCATTTTTGCGCGGCTGTTTCGGTCTGTGTTCATAATTGCGTTTTCAAACTCTGCCATAATGCGGAAATCCGTATTTACAACAAACTCCACCTTGCCGATTATTACCGACAAGGGGAGCTTGCTAAAAAGTGCCGTTGCCATTATGAGCCTACAGTTGCACTATAAGTGTAATCCGTGGGAGCGGCACCGTTTTTACTGAGTGTATAAGATACAGTCGCATTATCGCCTGCATTTCCGCCGCCGTCATTATCAACGGATATGGTTACAGTACCCTGTTCGCCTTTGCCGTTTTTGAGGTTAAAAAATACGTATTCGGTGACTGCATCTGAGCCTGTCTTGTATTTAACGCTTTCCATGTAATCCTGTGCTTCATCGCCTATATAGCGGTCCCCCGATATGCTAAAGCTTCTCTGAGTGTCCTTTTTAGTTGACGATGTACCTGAGCGGATATACTGCTTATCATTTGTTGACGCGTTGAGTGAGCTGTCAACTCCTGTGATATGCTCCTGCACCACCGCATATGATGTAATATCTGTCTTGCCCTCTGTGCCTTTGACGTTAATTGCAAGCACATAATCATCTGCCATGAGTTCACCCTCAAAGTCTGCATTTATGCCGCTTGCATAGCTTTCCATAAGTTCGCTGAGTAACATAATCATTTACCTCTCTTTCGTAAATTGGAAATTAAATCTTGATTGATATACCGTTGTACCGTCCTCTCCCTTGCTGTATATGGTAGGTTGTGCAGTCATTGCTATATCTTGCACAATATAATTGTCAAGCGATAGCCGCCAATTATTTTTATCAAACCATTCAGCAAGCTGTTCATGCGGTACAAACATTTTTGCTTCTATCCCGCCCATCTCCGCGCCTGAAAGCCTGTAATATACCGCAAACGGAAATTCCCCCGAATACCGCCCACGCAAATATATTTTGGTCTTTTTCATACCGCCGAGAGCTTGAATCCATATTGCCTTACCGCTTACAGTCTGCACTCCGAGAGTAACGCCGCAAGGTAAGCCAATATCTGCTATATTGTCGTTGATAGCGTTGATTAGCTGAGTAATCAGCAGATTTTCAACACTTTGCATTTTCCCACCCCCTTAAAATTTTAAAAGGCGTGGAGCATCTTGACATAACCGCTTTATATCTCCCTTGCCACCACTGCTGAGATAAGCATCAACCCACATCATAGTTGCCTGTGGGTGTTTGTCCCTTGTACGTCCCGCAAAATCATAATCAGGTGCGCCCCCGTTAGCATAATATTGATACTTTGCATATACAATGTTATATACAAGGTAAGGTGTGCTGTCAACTGCTGATGCTTTAGCACTGTCCATCAAGCCACCGTCAACGTATGGCGTAAAGGGGTCTGACCCCGCTTTTATACGCTGTTTTACAAGAGGATATAGCCTATCTTTAAACGTTTCGAGCCTTTGCTCTATGCCGTGCAAATCAAGCGTTGTTTTAACATCAATGCCAATCATTTTGCACACACCTTTATATGATTTAATGTGCCATCGGGATTATAATGCACATCAACGGTTGATATTTTGTAATCATTGCGGTTTTTTACCCCCTCAAATGAGGGATTTACACTGTCTTGCACTCCAAGGGCAATATAATCACAGCCCTTTTGTACTGTCCACATATTACCTCTATCAGCTTCGAGGGCGGTGTTATACTCATGCGGCGTAACATACCGCTTTGACGTGCTTAAAAGTTCGGGGAAAATATACAACACCAAGCTGTCGGCAACATTTCCGCCGCTTGCCATGATATTCGCGCCCTCTTGCTGTATGTATCGGACATTATCAAGCACTGTAAGCGCATATTTATCAACATATCCTCCGTTCTCGATTACCGAATCGGGGGACTTGTTGTATATTGTCACCGATTGCCGCATAAGCCAAAGCGGCGCATTTGCTACTCTCATAATCTCACCTTCACGGGCGCGGGATTGCGTCTGTATCTTATAAGCATACTTTGCACATTGGGAAATAATCCGCTTGATTGTTGCTCAATCTGCTTTGCGGTTGTCCCTGTGCTTGCGGAGTAGGAAAAATCTCCAAGGCTTACGCTTTGCGCTCCGTTTGTGACCGTTGAATAATAACTTAACCCGCCGTTTTGCTTGCTCAGTGCGATTTGTAACGCGGTTGCTATTTTAACGGTGTCATCGGGTTTTTCGGGCATATAGCCAAGATATGACGCTATAGCCGCATCAGCCCACAAAGAGAGCGTGTCAAACTCTCCCTCTGTAAGACTTACGCCTGTTGATAATTGTTCGTATTCTTCGCAGGTCAAGATTGCCACGCTCATCACCTCGTTATTTATTCGCCGTCCGCTGTAGTACGTGTAAAGTTAATCTGTGCCTTGCCTACCGCTACCGCCTTGCCGTTGCTGTCAATTTCGGCAACTGTAAGCTTGTTTGCCTTGTTAGATGTTACAGTTATCTCTGTACCGTCTGTAATTGTTGTCCAGTCGGTCAAGGTATCGCCCGCGCTAACCGTTGCATACTTTGTGCCTGTGGTGTATGCGTAACTGTTGCCCTCTGTAGGCGTTGAGGGATAGATATTAACAATAGAGTTGCCCGCTGTAGCTGATACTGTGGTATCTACGTCAATATCTCCAAGCACTGTTGCGCCGTCTGAGATATGGACAATAACATGACCATTAGGATTAGGCAGTACGGGCGCAAACAATGCGCTTGCCTTTGTCCAAGTCTGCACAGGGTCGGGAGTGTGCCACTGTGTAAGCGTAATAAGCATATTTTCTGCCATTCCGCTTGACGCAAACGCTTCCGTTTCCTGCTCTTCAGGCGTTACGCCCCAAAGTCCGATACCCGCCGCGCCGTTGTTATCAGCAACGTAAAGCATAAATTTATTTTCGTCAAAAAATCTTGCGCTCTGGCTTGTACCGTTTGCAAGTGTGCGTTTATAAAAATCGTCATTAACCTCAACGATAAAGCCAAACATACGATTAAGCAGACTGTTCAAACCGTCCTGAGTAATCATTACGCCCTGCATATTAACGCCGTTGACTGCTTTCTGGATATATGTATTTTCCAGCATATAATCAAGGATTTTTTGAGATGTAACTGCTCTATTATATCTCTGACCTTTGCGCCTGCCCGCTGACCATATCTTTTTGAGGTCTCCGAGTATATCGGCGTTTTTATCTGACCAGTTAAAGCTGTAGCGGTTTTCGCTAGGCACTCCAAAATCAACCATCAGATTAACGCCATTTTCCGCGATTGTCATTCCGCCGGTGCAAAAAGCTTCAGCTTTTGCAACGTTAGCTCTTGTCCTTACTGCTCTGGTCATTGTAGCTATATCGTCATAGATATACTGCAACACGGTGTTTTCGTTTACCACACCTCTTGACTGCAAGCGTCTGAGGGTTTCGGAAATTGCGATTTTCTCCTTAATAAGGAGCTGTTCAATCCTTACAAGTTCCGCATTAGGGCGCTCACCTATGGCGGATTCGGTGTCAAAGCCATGCACCATAGCCACGCGGGGGAGTGCAGGGCTTTCAGAAAGTCGCATATATTCGACCTCAAAATTTTCAACTTTGCGATTGGGAAAAAGAGTGTCAAATATTTCGCTTGTATCCTGTATATTTATCTGTGTGCCAAAGTCAAGCAAGTCACGGTCTGTAATCTTTTCGAGTATTGTAGCCATTTATATCACCCCTTATCAATATTCACGCTCAAATTCGGGAGCAGATTCAAATTTAATTCCGCTCGCTTCAAGCGCTGTTTTTGCCGCATCTGATACTGTCAACCTATCTGCAAGCACATAACCTGCTGTAAGTATACTGCAAGGATAATCGCCATTAGTTACGTTGACGTTTTCAAACACTATGCCCTCTGCGTTTGCATCGTCTGTGGGATAGATAGTTCCCGATTTAACAGTGATAACATCGCCGTCCTTAATACCCATGGTCTGATATGCTGTAGCTGTTTTAAGCCGCATACCGGTTGAGGACGCAAGCCAGTTGACCTGCTCATCACTCTTAATTGTTCTTATAAGGCTCATTTCAATCTTCCTTTCGGCTAAATTTAGTTGTTTTGATTATTCTGATTGGTCGATTGAGATACCGTTCCATTTTTTGAATGTTGCGAATTATAGCGCATAGCCATCTGAGCACCGAGGCTTGCCGTTGTCCCCTGTGTACTCCCAGCACCGCCTAAAAAACGCATACCTTTATTATTATTGGTATTGTTTGCACTGCTGTTATCATCGGCAACAAATGCGCTTGCATCTGCTTCTTTCTGCGACTTGTAAAAATCATCAAATCCCGTGAGCTTTCCGTTTTCGAGCTTCATCTTTTTGCTTTCCGCTTCGCTGTAAAAATATTTTTCAGCGGCTTTTGACGTAAACTTGATTTTATTGTCGCTTATAGCTGTTCGGAGCGCGTCTGTATAGTCACGCTTTTCGATTTGCGCCTTAAAAGCGGCAGTTTCGGTGTCGTACTTGCTCTGCAACTCTTCAAACTTTTTATTAAGGTCTGCATTGTCGCCCGCTGTCTTTTTGAGGTCTGCAATATCCTTGTCACGGTCTGCAATCTGTGACTGCAAACTGCTAATATTGCCATTTAGTACATCTTTGACAGCGTTAATATCAGCCCCATTGATTGACATTATCTTGTCAATTACATCGTTTGAGGGATTCAGGTCTTTGAGGATTTCTTTTATTTCTTCGCGTTTCATGGTTTAGTATCTCTCCTTTGTCTGATACATTTGTTTACGCGGTATTGTCCGCACTTCATAGCCACACTCACGCAGTGGCAAGCATTACAGTTTGTATAAACTGTTTTATATTATACTTTGAGTATAATATAAAAGCAGAAAAAGTCAATACATCTTTTGTAAACATTTTAAAATCATGTATATATTTTTTCACGCGAATAGTCGCGGGTCAGCTCTTTGCCTTTGAGGTATTCCCTTAAAGCTTTTTGCTTTGCTTTTATTTTTGCATTTGCCGCTTTTATGTCGCTTTCAGGGGCTTCTATACCCTCTAACGCGGCTTTCTCACGCTTTGCCGCTCTGATACTGCGTTCAAGTTTGCGTTGTTCTTGCGTTTCTTCGTATCTTTTGCGATTTTCGTCCTCATCATATTGAGGATATACAGGCGTAACGCCAAAAAAATAAGGGTAAAACCTGTGACGGCAATTCCAGCCGCATAAGCCCTCGCCTGTGCCATAGCCTGTAACGCTGTAAAAATCACCGCCAAACAAAGATACATCAATCATTTTATACCCCATGCTTTCGCACTGCTCTTTGTAATAATTGTAGCTTTTGTTTGACAGACTGTATATTTTGCCCTGCCATACATAGTGGCTCGGACGCGCCCCAAAGTGAGAAGATACCTCTACAAGGTCACAATTATAGTCACTCATACGTGCAAGTGTGCATTTTGCCGCCGTTTGTGCCATTGACGTCTTAACATTACGCCTTACCGCTGTTTCCAACGTGTCAACGTGTCCACTCTCCCAATGTGTTATAGTTATGCCCTTGCTTGCAAGCTGTGTACAACTATCTTTAATCGCTTGCTGTACCGTCTTTGCGCCTGTGTTTACTTCCAAGCTTCCACGATTTACCGCGTTGTAATATTCGCGCCTTGCCGCTTTTGTCAGCGTTTCCATGCCGTTTCCCGCGTTTTCCATGCGAGTGTTGGTGAGATTTGATAAGCCAAATTCAGCGGCTTGTATACACGCATCTATTGCTTTTGACATTGTAGGGGACATATCAAGAGGGAGCGGCTCAATAGTTAATTCACCGCTTTCCAGCGCTCTTCGATATAGTGTTTCGTCTTGTTTTGCTATATCATATCCCGCATTTTCTATGAGTTTTCGGATAGTTTTGTTTGATAAATTGGTATTTTGCGATATGAGCTTTACAGCATGGTCATTAAGCAAGTTAGCTTGTTCAAGCTGATACAATTCATACTTTGCCGTTTCCGTGACTTGTAGTGTCTTGCTTATTCGGCGCGATATTTCTTTGATTAGCCCGCTTTCGATTTCGCCCCATAATTCAACGAGCGTTTCAGCTTTTTTGTCAAAATAAAACTCATCAATCATTTATTATGCGCCCTCGTTGCTGTCAAAAAATCCTGCTGATTGAAGTTCAGCGGCTTCTCTTTCTTTCATAGTCTTAACCAGCGCTTCAGCTTCTTCCGTTGTAATTCCCTTTACTTCTTTTAATAGCTCTACACGGTCAATTATGCCGTTTTGATACAACATTATTGCCCTGCTCTGCTTTTCTTTCGTAGTTTCGAGGGTATTGTCCCCCCATGATACTACAAGCTGATAATTACCGCTCGGCGTTATGCTATACAAGTCACACAGCGCATTCATCGCGACAACCAACTGCTCGATTGATGCTTTAATTTTGCTTGATATGATGTTTACTGTATTCTTTAGCACGTCCTTGCTGTGCATTATCTGTGTAGCTGTTGCCGCTACCGATAGAGGGTCGGATATTACACCATAAGACAAGCCTGCATTAAGCTCAATACGCTTGTATATCTCTTGTATATACTCTTGTATATTGGCGTTGCGCAAGGCGGGCGAAAACTCAACAAATTTATTATCATTATCAAAATCTACCGTCTTATAAAATCTTGACAGCGCGGAATACTCGCCTTTGTTGATTAGTGCAGACGGCGGCAAAAATACGCGCCGCTCCCCTGATTTGATTTCGTATTGTAGCAATTCCCACGCTTTGTCCGCTTGCTCTAACAAGTCTATGCAATTAGATACAATGGATACACCGAGGGAGCTGTTAATGTCTATGGTGTTTGTAAAGGGACTTGTATATATTGCATATAGCGGCGTTATA